CAGTATGCAATCTGCACACAGGCTTCTTCGGTATTGGTAGAGATGGCTATTCATTCCCAGATGACGAGACGGTATACCCAGAGAATAGGGTGAGGGTGGTAAATTATATAGAGGAAACGTTTCAAGAGCCAATTAAATCAGACAAGCAAAAGTACAATTTCACACATGGTAATCAATTTTGGAAGAATGGTATAGAGAAAAGAAAGAAAAACCTAGAGCTAGCAAAAGAGAAAAAACTATTTGAGGATAAGATAGTAGAAGTATTAACAAACAAACACTATAAGCTAAAAGACGGAGGATACGTACTAGCAATTGACAGAATCATAGAGAGAGCAATAGACGACCTAGCAGACGGGAAATCAATAAATCCTATAATACTAAATATGATAATGGAAAAGGCGGATGGGAAACTAGCAAGCAAAGTAAACATCACAGGAGCATTATCACACGGGACAGCTACAGAAGAGGAGACTCAAAGACTGTTAGCATTATTCCCAGAGAATAAAAAACATGATCAATAGAGAACCAAAATACATAAAACCTCTAACTAGAGATGAAATGAGGGAGCTAACAATAGCCAGTAGAGAAGCGAGAATAAAAGCTTGCGATCCTTCAACACCTCAAGGATTTGCTAGATTCTATACTTATTATCACGGCGAGAGCATAACAGCACCACACAGCAAATGGCACTATGCAATAATGGAGGTGCTATGGATAGTTATTCAGAATCAAGGCAAAATACCAGCAAAGTATAAGACAGCAATAGAACTAAGCCAAGATGACAAAAGAATAACCGAAATAGCTATATTCTCAATGAGAGAGCTAGGTAAAACATCAATGGGTAAAGCATTCATTGAATACCTACTATGCTATGACCTAAGAAGATACTTGAATGTGGACACCTATGACGACACAAACAGCGAGAGAATACTGTTTGACGTAGTATTCAACCTGCAAATGAATAAGAAGATAATTGCAGACTTCGGACATTTATATACAACACAAAGAAGTAAAACTGAGACAGACCAAAAGAGAATCAAAGACTTCATCACAAATAAGAATGTAGACCAGACGATAGACGGCCAGATACGTGTGTCAGCATACACTACACAATCACCAGTGAGAGGGCGTAACCATAATGACGACAGGCCAGACTTCCTATGGCTGGACGACTTCGAGACAGAGAATACAATGTTCTCAGAGGTAAGGACAACATCAGTAGCAGGCCACATCAGCTCATTCAAAGGAGGTCTAGCGCAAAGCGGTGCAATTATTTTATATACAGGAAACGTACTGACAGAATACGGAAACGTACAGGCAATCATAGATAAGGCCAAAGTTTCGAACACAATAGCCTGCTTCATAATACCGATATACACAGGAGAATGGTTAACAGGAGAGATACAGTGGGCTGAAAGGTATGTATGGACAGATGAGGAAGCGCTAGGCACTGGTAAAATATCAATAGAGAGCATTAAGAGTAAGATGTGGACACCAGAGAAAGGTGATCAGGACTTCGTAAAGGAAATGCTATGCCAGCCAATAGACTATGCAAGTCAAGAATTCAAAAAGAAGATGTTCAAGTACATCACATGGCAGGAGCTACAAGCAAAGCAGACAGTGCTATACATAATCATTGACTCAGGCGGTAGTAGTAAAGAGACACAAAGACGAAAGCACGGCGAGGTGGACGATACAGGTATAACATTTATATACGTGGATAGATACGGAAACTGGTACTTGAAAGCATGGGGGCAGAAAATGGATGCTAAGGAAATCATGGAAATGATATTCACCTACGACATGGGGTATAAAAACCTTGAGAACATAGCAATAGAGGAGACAATGTTCGTAGAAGCTATAAAACCATTCTATGACATAGCAAAAAAAGAAAGGGCGCAATACCCAAAGCTTAAGTTCGTAAAGTCAGGAGGTAGAAATAAAGAGAATAGAATAAGAGGATTGATACCTAGATACGAAGCTGGAACTATATTCCACATAGAGGGTGAATGCAATCAACTAGAGGATCAGCTCCTACGCTTCCCAAGAGCAAAGCATGATGACGTAAGTGATGCAGTGGCCTACGGAAATGATATAGTTAAGATACCAAAGTTCGATGAGCCAGTAAATAACAGAGGATTCTACGAAATGGAGGATGAAGCGACACCATTTAACTCAATAGGATTATAATATGTTGATAACTTCCTTGTAAAATAAAACAAAAGAGTTATAATATAGATAACAATATGGCAAAAATAACAAAAAAAGAAGAAAAGGAGCTAGAAATTAGAGAAAAGCTCTCAGATTTGTTTGTAAAACACCTCTCAACCTCTCGCAGACATAAAAAACCGAGACTAGAATCGTGGAGAAAGGTAGATGACATGCTTGCTAACAAGAAAATAGACTTTGGAGGTTCATATGTACACGTACCATTAGGAAAAGCACACGGCTTCCTCAATACATGGCTCTCAAAGATAGACAATCCGCTAACATTCAAGTATCAAAAGAAAGAAATAGCAGACAAACGCAAGTCAGAAATAGCAAATGCTATAAAAGAGACAGACCAGAATACAGGTAGATGGAATTGGAAAGACTTAATGGGTAAGACACAAGCAGGTTCATATGGTAGAGCAATATACTTCTACACAGCCAGAAGTCCAAAGGGGAAGTATGAGAATGAGTTATCAATGATAGATGTACTACGCTATCATATAGACCCAAGAGCAGGTGGAGAGGATATGGAGAAAGCACGCTGGCATGGCTGGGGAAATGTAGAGCTAACCAGAGAAGAGCTAGAAGCTGGGAGAGACAGCAAAGAGTTTATAAAAGAGACAGTAGACCTATTACTATCAGCAGAGGGGAATACTCACCAAAAGAATGAAGAGGACAGGTTCGAGGATTACAGATACGCTTCAATCAATGGCACGGCAAAGAATACAGAAAGCTATGACGAAGATGTGTTCAGATTCTATAGGTGGTTCGAGACTATCAATAACCAGAGATACACAATGCTCGTTACAGAATCAGGAGATGTGATACAGTACAAGAAGCTAGAAGAGGAATGGGCTTCAGGATTATGGCCAGTATGGTCATGGGCTCCAAATACATCACCAACAGAGTTCTGGTCACTAGGGGAGATAGAATACCAAATGTACGTATTCCTAGCGCAAGAAGCTTCAATCAGTCAAGCACTAGAAAATAATGACAGAATAAACAATCCTCAAAAGGCATACAACATCGAGAGAATAAAGAATATCTCACAGCTGAAATACAGACGAGATGTCCACATAGAAGTAGAGGGTGATGACGATGTGAACAGAGCTATTAAAGAAATGCCAGTACCGTCAATCAATACACCGATAGTGATATACGACAAACTTGATATGGTTCAAGCGAGCGCAACAGGAATCACAGCAGGAGTAAAAGGAATGGCGGAAGAGGACAAGGTGGCAATCTATGAGGGTAATATGCAACAGGTAGGCGACATCTTCGGGCTCCTTAACAAATCATACGCAGAGGGCTATCACAAGTTTGCAAAGCTACACTTAGCAGGTATAGAAGAGCATTTAACTAGAATGATGGCAGTAGAGATGATCGGGCCAGACGGCCTATATCTTGAAAAGGTAAGTAAAAAAGACATAAAGACAAAGGCAGGGTTCAATATATTAATAGAAAGCTCAAATGCTGAGTCACAAAGTAACAATGTAGATAAGAAGAATAAAATCTCGTTCCTAAGCGGATACAAGGGAGACCAGAATGTAAATCAAAAGGTTCTCTTCGAGTATGGAGCTGATACAGCTGGCTACACAGACGAAGAGATAAAGAGACTTCTAGACACTAGTGACTATGCGACAAGTACAATCATCGCAGATGCGCACGAAGTGTTCCAAAAACTCCTCCTAAGGAAAACAGTAAAAGAATACTCAGGTGCAAACTTTGTATTCCTAAACGAACTTAATAAGCTGTACTATGACAACAAAGACGAGATAGATGTTCAGACCGCAATGGTGATAGAGCAATTTATCGAAGCACACATGCCAATAGTAGAGCAAAACATGGCAAGAAATCTAATGAATAAACTCAGCGAGCAAGGAGCAATCGATCCCACAGGAGGGGGTCGAGGAACTCTCAAACCGCTGGGAGAAAACCTAGAAGATCCTAATGCGCAAGACGGAGCATTAGATATTACAAATAATCAGGAGCAACCGTTACTCCCAAGTAATAAATAAAACAAATATATGAGCAAGAAAATGGTATTCAAAAAAGACGACAATCTATACTATGTCGCAACTTACACAAACGCAGGTGACTTCTCAAGTATCTCTGAAAAGGGGTATGAGACAGCAGGCCTAGCAAACGCTTCAGCTGGTATTCCAGAGGGTACACCAACAGGCGAAACTGTATCAGATGAAGCAGAGGTAGCTCCAGCAGTTGCACCTGTAGAAGCTACTACTACAGAGAATACAGAAGCTTCAGCAAATGAGCCGACTGTAGAGGATGTAGAGCAAAAAGTAGAAGACCTAGAAAACAAAGTCGAAGCTTTGGAGGATAAGGTAGAAGCTTTGAATGTAGCTCCAGTACCAACTGAATCTGTAGAGTTATCAGAGGACGGCAAAACAGCAACCTTTGAAGACGGATCAACAGCTCGAGTAGTATCTCGTGAAGAGGTAGTGGCAGAGCTAGGTGAAGCTAAAGTTGCAGAAATGGAAGCTTCAGTATTATCAACAGAGCCAGTAGCCGAAGTAACTGCACCAGTTATAGAAGCAACTGTACCAGAGGGTTCACTACCAGTAGACGCACCTGTAACTAATTCTTAATAAAACTATGAGCAACGAAGAAATCAAACCAAAACCAGCACCAGAGTATGAAGTAATCATACATGATGAAAATCCAAAGGTGGCTACAGTAAGGAAAATAGAAGCGGTGGACTTCAAACTAGGAGACCTCTACGACTATGTGACTGAAGTAGAAAAAGAAAAGGCTAAAAACGATTCAATGGTTAAATACAATGAAGCCATAATCGAAAACATTAAAGGATTCCATCCAGAAATAGCTGAGTACTACGAAAGCTTAAAGGATGAAAAGAAAACTGCAATGATACTGTTCTGTCAGGCGCTTAAAGATATAGAAAAGAATCAATTCGTTTCAAATAACTATAAGACAGAGATTGATAATGCTAAAAGTGAGATAGATACAATCGAGCAAAAGTTCGGTTGGGCTAATCCTAAAACAAACTAATTTATGAATGATGAAACTACACTAGAGGGTCTTGAATCAAGAGATGTAGAAGATGTAAAAAACCTCAAGCTAGAGATAGATGAGATTAACGCTCTGCTAAGCTTTGGTAATAGTGAAGTCGGGAAAAGATTAGTAGCAGAAAGGGAAAGTCAGGTCATCAATATAATTAATAAGCTGATAAGCTCATTACGTAAACCAGAAGACCAGACAATACAATTCTACATATCACAGATAGCACAATTAAAAATATCAATCAGAGACCTAGTGGACTTCAAAGGTTCAAAGAATTCTCTCGAAGACAGACAAATACTTCTAGACACAATCCTTAAAAGGAAAGGCTAGACACCACGATGTGGTGGGGGAGATTCACAGGCTAGGTAGTTGCTCGCCAAAACTGTGGATAATCCCCACCACCTCATGTTGTAGAAATAACAAAAGAGGTGTATAATATTAATAAGAGCAATACTCGTGCGAGAGTATAAAACGTTTAGCGACTAGTCATCGCCAAACTAAAACTAACTTGTGGTGCTAACCACATAAAAAAAGTAAACAATATGTCAATAGCTGAGAAAATGGCTGAAGCATTGGGGAAAAAGTCAGAGACGACTGAAACACCTAGCGACCAAACAGGTAGCGAAGAAACAAAAAACTCAACCTTAGAACAGGTCATTGGTTCTACTGGTCAAAATGATCATGATGATGAGGAGAAGCAGGCGAAAGCCTCTGACCCAAAAGACAGTGTCATAATAAGTCTCAAAAGACAACTGAGAGACACGAAGCGCGAGACAGCAGAGGTGAAAGGATTAGTACAAGAGCTAACAAACTTAGTTCAAAACGAAACTAAAGCTAAACTGTCAGAAGCTAAGATTGTGGCATTTGCGGAGAAGACTGGAGCAGACCCCGACTCCATTCGTGAGCTTGCTGAATTACTCCGTGATGAGGTAGCTCCTCAAAAAGAAGATAAAACTTCCAAAGCAAGCAAGGTACAACCTAAAATAGAGGACGAAGATGAGGATGATAACGAAGATGAGCTTCCTAAATTCAACAAAGGCAGACTAACCAAAGCGGTTAACCAGCTAGTAGATGAATTTATGGATGAGATGCCAGAATACGATGATATATTTGATTCAGAGGACTTAAAGGAGATAATCCTAAGTAATCCAAACAAATATGCTCGTATGCCAATCATTCAGATTGTAGAGAAATTCTACGGACGAGCAGTGAAAGGTAAAAAAGGTATTGAATCAGTAAAGCCAGCAGGTACATCACATCAGGCAGAAAAGAAAACTGGCGGTAAACTAACAGATAAGGAGTTTGAAGCCATCAAAGATGACCCAGAAGCCATGAAAGATTACCGTAAAGACCTAGTCTCAAGAATCCAAAAAGCAGGGTTGTATTAAAAAGGGAAACTTTAATAATACTAACTTAAACTCAAAAAAATGGCATTAGCAACATTCAAAGAGCAGATGGATAACTCATACCAAGAGATATTCTTGAAATCTATAGTAGCGAAAGAAATCGCAAACTCAAGACTAGAGAAAAACTTGTCATATGGTGCATCTGTGAAAAGAGTAAAAATGTTCGTAGACGGTATCCGTGTACGTGACATTGCATCTCACACAAACCGTGTAATCGACCAGACAAATGATCAGGGCGAGACACTAGTTATTAACAAAAACAAAGGTACTACATTCCGTCTAATGAAGAATGAGGAGACTCAAGCAGGTCCTCTATCTCCAGCAGAATTCGCAGGTGCTAAGGTAGCTATGAAAACAGCTATCGTAGTGGACGGCGATGTGCTAGCAGAAGTAAAGAATGCATGGGCTCCATTTGATAACGGTGACTTAACAACACTAGTATCATCAGGAACTCCTGTAGACTTCACCAAAGCTAACATGGAACTTATACTAACTAGATCTCAAGCTAAGCTTGGCAAAAATCTAGGAGGTATGGCTGGTATCATCAATACTGCATGGGTTATAGACTCATACGGACTTGCTGAAATCGCACAGTACCTAATGGCTAAGAATACTGACTTCTCTAAGGCAATATTCCAGAATGGTTTGATTAATGATCTTAAAGCTAACAACGCTGAAATATACGTTTCAGAAGCTCTAACATCAGACATCGTAATCAACATGGGTACAAATGCTACGGCAGGCCAGACAGTAACTGTTGGTAACTTTACATTCACTTTCGTTGCATCAATCGGTACAACAGCAGGTAATGTGTTACTAGGAGGTACAGTTGATGCTTCTCGTGCAAACCTAGTTGCGGCGATAAATGCTCAGTCACTTGACGATCCAGTGGACACAGCTAACTACATCGTATTCAAGGATGTACCAGGCTCTTACACTTATGCAGGTGCTCAGCTATCAGAGCTAAGACTAACAGCTACAAACAACACAGCAGGAAACCAAGTGTTAATCACTGGTATCGGTTGTGGACGTCAGCTAGTAGCAACTACTGTAACATCAGCAACTATCGGTTCTAACGTTGTTCACTTCTACTACGGTAAGAAAGGAGCAATTGACGTTGTGATCCAAGATGAAGTGGATACAGAAGTTAAAGAAGATCCTTATCAAAGAGCTAAAATCATACTCTCTGATAAGCTTTACGGAATCAAGACATTCGGCGATGGAAAAATGAAATTCCTAGACGTTAAAGTTAAGACTCAGTAATCCTTTGGAAGCATCAGGAAACTGGTGCTTCTTATAGGGTAAAACCTCAATAAAAATATGAATACACCAGACGACATAATAAAACAATTCGAAGTGTACGTAGACGACTTGACAGAACTCTCGACACAAGAAGAATACATATTACTATCAAAAGTAATACAAGAAATATGTAATGATAGGTCATGGGAATTCCTAAGAAAAGCAGGAAGCGTAACAACTGACACAATAAACTCAGCGCCACTACCGATAGACTTCTCGGCGATAATGAATAACTACTACGAAAGCATAGAAGCTCCACAACCAGACAGAGCTGTGGCATATGTAGGCGGTATTCCTCACTTCTTTATACCAGCAGGGTCAGCGAGACAAAGACAAGGAAACTTCTGCTACATAGACATGGCCACAAAGACAATCAAATTCACAAATAACGTAGGCGTAGGATTGACAGTAGAGATTGACTACAAGAAAAGACCAGACCCAATAACAACTAACGCATCAGTGATAGTAATACCAGAGGAGGTGAGATACTACCTAGCGCCAATGATGGCTATAGATGATGACGTGATACAGAAATCAGAGAAAGCAAGGTCAAATATTCAAATGAACATGGCATCAAAAGCAAAACTCTTAAGAGACCTATCGCACATAAATGCAAGATTCCAAAACTATTAACATATGACTACTAGAAATCACACACTAAAACAACTATCTAACGGAGTACACAATAGGCTACCAAACTATGAAATACCAAGTGACGGAGCTCAAGACTCTCTGAACTGGGTATCAGTGGACGGTGGCATTGTTTTAGCTTCTGGTAAGCAGATATTGGGTGTGGAGGGTGTATCAGGTGAAGTAAATAACCTATGGTTCGGTACTAAAAACGACGGCACAAAGGTGCTGTATGCTAAATACGGTGACAAAATAGGATACTGGAACGGCACAACGCTTGTAACTATAGTCACAGGTCTAACAGTGAATGCGACATATTCATTCCAAAACTATACCTCACTAGCAGGAAACTTCACATTTGCAACAGGGGTAGACGGTATTTACAAATTCCACAACTCAAATCCAGCATCATACATAAGCCTATACGAAGAGGGTAAGAATTTCAAAGGTAGATGTCTGATAGACAAAGCTAGAATGCTAATGGTGGGACTCAAAACAGATCCGACTGGACTATATGGCAGTAAAATAGACGGGCAAAGCACAAACTACACATTAGTGGCATCAGAGACCATAGGCACAGGTAATGGAGTACAAACTACATTCACAGGCACGCTAGCATTCAAAGCAGGCAATGCCAAAGCCAGCTGTTTCGGCCTAAAAGTGACACAGGGAGCGAATATAATCACTGATGGATACAATGGAGTGCTAACAGGAAATAACCTCACCATAGGCACAATTAACTACATCACGGGAGCATTCTCTCTAACATTTACGACACCAGTACCAAATGCGCAGGCAATAACCGTAGCTTATCAATACGAGAACTCAAATGAGGGAGGTATTACAGACTTTAGATACACAACACCAGAGAGACTGGCATCAGAGGGGTTCATAGTAAGACAAGACGAGGGAGGTGATGCAATACAGAAAGTATTGATAGGTTCAGACGGAGCGTACTACTCAGCTAAATTATACGCATTCTATCGTTTTTATATAGACTCTACAGACACAAAACCGACCAATGAAGTATTTAGAAAGGATATAGGTATTCCGTCACCAGACGGAGCTATTTCAGCAGGTATGGGTATAATCTTCATGAATACAGCTAATCCTAATAAGCCACAAATGACAGTGCTAGAAAAGAATCCACTTGGAGACTCACTGATCCCGACAGTGCTATTCGACCACTTCAAGTTCGAGAATTATCTATACGACCAATGCGTACTAGATACATGGGATAGATACATTATAGTGGCATGCAGGACAAAAGACAGCTCAGTAAATAATAGGCTTTTATTATGTGATAAGACGGCCAATACTGTAGACATTACAGACAAGGGCATGAGAAGCTATGCAAAAGACGGCAACTCACTATATGGAGGGTCAAATCTAACTCACACAATATGGCAACTATTCGCAGACTATGATGATGACGGATCACCAGTAGAGAATATGTGGACATCAAAAGCCGACGACTGTAACATAGACATGCTAAAAAAGACAAGGACATACAGATTCAAAGGCTTCATCGACCAATACCAAAGAATAGAAGTAAGCTTAGGATATGACGATACAGAGCCGACACTAATAGGTACAATCAGAGGAGATGCAGAGTACGTAGACAGGACAAATCCATCATCAGTAGGAGGTGGAGAAGTAGGAAGCGTAGCAATTGGAGGTTCAGAAGTAAAAACTATATATCCATACTACCTAGAAATAAAAGCGAAAGTACCAAAGTATGAGACAAGGACAATACAATTCGAAGCCAAAGACATAGGGTATGCATCAGTGAGTTACATGGAGGATCACGACATCCTGACGTTCGAGGGCAGAATGCCAAAGAGGTTCAGACTAAAGCAAAATGTGAGTATAGACGGGAGCAATACAAATACGTAAATATGTTGATAACCAACTATTATTAAAATAAAAAATAAGTTATAATATAAAAAAGAATATGGCATCAAAAATAACAACAATAGTGGCAAACTTCGAGACACAACTAGCATCAACAATAAGTGCTGGAGGTGTGACAGGTTCACTAAAATCACCAGTAATAGATGACGACGGTGTAATACTTCCAAATGCTAAATATGTAATGTGTGTAGACTTGGGAAGCTCTAAAGAAGAGCATTTGATATTCGACCTAGTAGGTACTACAGGCGAAATGACAAATATCAAAAGTGTTTCAAGACAAGGTGTTGAAACTACAGGCGCAGTGAGACAACACAGAACAGGTGCAAAAGTAACTCTGACAAACTTCGCAAATCTGCTGTACATATCAAAACTACTACAAGGACAAGTAGCACTAGACGGAGGAAATCCTCTAATCTATGACGTAGCGCCGACATTCTCAAATGCATTACAGATCGCTACAAAAGGATATGTAGATGCCACACTATCAGGAACAGTCGGAACTGCAGGAGAAATCCTAAACGGTACAACTCGCCTATCAAGAGACCAAGGTGCAAAACAGAAAGCAAAAGTAGTGTGGGCCAGAGAGCAAGACACACCTGATAAGACTCTAAAAGTAGAGGCAATCAAACTTGCATTTATAGATAAAATCATAGACTACGCAGGAGGCAATACTCCAAACTTTATAGATCCTGCAATGGGTGGAGACCTAGGCGTAGCACTACAACCTGCAAACGGTGAAACTATCACAGTAACCGTAGACGGAGTAGCAACCGTTCTCACATTCGTAACAACAATCGGAGTAACTGCAGGTAACATCCTTATTGGTGCATCAGCAACTACAGCGAGAGCGAACCTAGTAGCATTTTTGAATAACCCGAGCGTAACATCAGCGACTCAAGTAGCAGTAACAGGAACAAACCTAACTGCAATACAAAAGTTGTCAGCAACAGACGACTTATCACTCAACGCATTTATTCGTGTAACAAACCCTGCAACAACTTCATTCTCAGTAAGTGAGACAATGGCAGGTGCAGGAAATATCTGGACAGTAAACTCAACAAAGAATAGATACGACCTCGTAGTCATCGACAATGCAGGAACACTTCAGATCCGTAGAGGAGCGGAGGCAGTATCACCAGTAGTACCGACACCAACAACAGGTGATGCGGTTATTTGTTCTGTACTAAACAGAGTAGGCCAAACAACAGTGAGAGACTACAACCTAGCAGGACAGGCATACATCACTGACTGGTATGATCTTTCAGTGTACCGAACAGACATAATTACAGCACTTCCTGCACAAGCATTCTCTGGAGACGGTTCAGACGGTGCATTGATAGTATCAAGCGGAGTAACTAACATCGACCTCGGAGGCCTTGCGGTAGTAACAAAAAACTATACTTCAATCGCAATTACTGGAACAGGACAGGTAACATTCTCAAACCCACACGCAAATGGAACAATCATTCGTCTTAAATCACAAGGTAACGTAGACCTAACATCCTCAACAATACCAAACCTTGATGCGTCGGGAATGGGAGCTCTTGGAGGAACTGGAAGTGTCCAAGCACATACTACACCGAACGCAGGAGGAACAGGAAATACAGGAAATGGAGTGCTTGATACACTTGGAACTCATGGAGGAGCAGGACAGACTGCAGGAACAATTCTAACTGCAAATAGTCTATATTCAATCAGTGATGTAAGTGCAATATCAAGAGGTATTTTGACATTAGTATGTGGATCGGGAGGTGGCGGTGGCTCAGGTGGAGCAGATGGAAATGGTGCATTCAATAATGGAGGAAATGGTGGCCGAGGAGGTGGAGCATTGCAAATCAACTGTGGTGGTGCTTTGAACTTCACATCAACACTTGGGGTATCTGTAGCAGGTAAAAACGGATCCAACGGAGTATCAAAAACAGGTTCAAATGGAGCATCAGGAACAGGTGGAGGTGGTGGAGGTGCAGGAGGTACTTGCTATATTTTTTATACAACATTGACATCAGCATCAGGAACAATTAACTCTGCAGGAGGAGCAGGAGGAATTGGAGGAGATTGTACTGACCAAGCAGGTGGTGGAGGTGGAGTAACAATTCTCGGTGGAGCAGGTGGAGGTGGAGCAGGTTCACTCGGTGGAGCAGGAGGAACAGGAGGAGCTCCATCATCAAATGCAAACGGAAACGCAGGTGCAGGAGCAGGTGGGCCAAGAGCAGGTGGTGGAGGTGGTTCTGGTGCGGCGACCGAACACAACACAACTACCACTCGTACAGGTGGTGGTTCAGGAGCAGGTGGAGCTTCGGAAAACTTAATAGTAACCAAGAACTACTACTTCTAAAAATATATGGCAATACAATCAACACTAAACAGTTATTACAATAACTTAGCGAAAAATAAATCAAATAGCAGTACGGCTTTAATGAGTAAAGTTCCTCTTAACTATACTCCAGTACCAGCTAGCATGAAAGTAAACTCTTCAGTAGCACCAAAACCATCATATAAAGACTATTCAAAAGCTACACAATCATCTCCAGTAACACCAGAGATGTTCGCTAAAATGGGAAAAGAAGTACCGTATGATGTAAAGACATACAATGCTTCTACAGCTAACAAAACCATACAGCAAGCATTCAATGAAAG